AAGTAATCTCCAGCTGTTATTTCTGAAGCTTGTGGTAAATCTGCAATATTGATGAAAATATCTTGAGCCATTTGTTTATTATTTATCATTTCAAATTAAATTGACATTCTATGATATTAAATTAATTACTATTAATGAATATTTTGATAGGATGCCTATTATTCTCTGATTTTACTGGTTCAGAAATGTATGTCTTGGAATTGGCAAAAGGATTGAGGAAATTAAACTGTAATGTGACTGTTACATCTCCTAATTTAGGCGAAAAGATGGTTGGGATAGCAAAGAAGCATGGAATTGAGGTTTTGGGTATTAATCAACTAAATCCTAAACAAAAATATGATTTAATACATTGTCAACATTATCCAGTTGTAGAGTATTTAGTTAAAATATATCCTGAAACAAAAAAGGTTTGTACTATTCATTCAGAAGTAATAAGTTTAGAAAATCCATTTAAGCATAATTCTATTAAAAAATATATTGCAATTAGACCAGAAATTCAAAGTAATTTAATCAATAAGTTTAATATATCTAAAGATAATATATCTGTGATTTATAATCCTATAGATGAAGATAAGTTTAAACCAGCAGAAGTTAAACAATATAATTGTGTATTATTTGTAGGAACTATTGATTATTTGAGGAAGAATACGATTTATGATTTAATAGAATATTCTAAACAATCTGATAAAGAATTGTGGTTAGTTGGGAATGTTCATGATAGTTATCTACAAGATGTTTTAAAAAATAAGCATGTAAAACATTCTGTAGCTGTTGAATCAGTTGAAGAATATGTTCAGAGATGTTATCAGACTGCTGGAATCTTATTGGGAAGGACAACAATAGAAGGTTGGATGTGCGGAAAATCTGGATGGATATATGATGTTGATGAAACTGGAAAAATATTAAGTAAAAAACTTTATGATGTCCCTGATGATATTGAAAAGTTTCATGCTACCAATGTTTGTAAACAAGTAAAAGAATTATATATAGAATTAATATGAAAATTAGTGTTATCGTAAATTGTTTTAGAAGATTCGAAAGTCTAAAAATGCAATTAGATTCTATAGAATCTCAGACAATAAAACCACATGAAATTTTATTATGGGTAAATGCTTCAGATGTATTTAAAAAATTCGACAAAAATATTTTTAATAAATATAGAACTGTAATATCTAATTATAATTATGGTGTTTGGTCAAGGTTTTCTCATGTATTTAATACATCTGGAGATTATGTATGTATATTCGATGATGATACAATACCTGGGAAAAAATGGTTTGAAAATTGTATTAATCAAATGCAAAAAGAAGAAGCATTATATGGAACAAGAGGAGTAATATTTAATGATTATAATTATACTATAAAAGAAGATGTGGGATGGCATTCTGCTAATTTAGAAACAAAACAAGTAGATATAGTAGGACATTCTTGGTTTTTTCCAAGATATTATATAAGTTCTTTTTGGAAAGATGCTATTATTCCTAATTCATTATTATGTGGAGAAGATATACATTTTTCTTATTCAATACAAAAATATTTAAATAAAAAAACTTTAGTTCCCCCTCATCCAAAACATGATTTAGATATGTGGGGTAGTATACCAAAATATGGATGGGAATTTGGTGCGGATAATAATGCTATATCTAGAAACCCAAATCATTTAAATATGTTTTCAAAAGCATTAAATGAATACAAACAAAAAGGTTTTAAATTAATAAATTGCAAATGAAAATTTTAGTAGCATTTGGAACTAGACCTGAATGGTTGAAAATAAAACCACTTATAAAAAGTTTTGATAGTGGTGGTATACAATATGATTTAATTTTTACTGGTCAACATGTTGATTTATTAAAAGATGTAAGTGTTAATATAAAATTAGAATTAAAGGATTTATCAAATAATAGACTGAATTCAGTATTATCAAACATTTTATTATTTGAAACAACTACTAATTATACTCACGTATTAGTTCAGGGTGATACCACATCTGCTTTAGGTATGGCTTTATGGGCATTTCATAATAAAATAAAAGTTATACATTTAGAAGCTGGTTTGAGAACATATGATTTAAATCATCCATATCCAGAAGAAGCAAATAGGCAATTAATTTCACGTATAGCAGATATTCATTTTTGTCCGACTATTGATAATAAGAATTCATTATTTAATGAAAATATTGCAAAAAAAGAAAATATATATGTCGTAGGCAATACAGGACTTGATAATTTAATTGATATTAAACCGAAGTATACAAATAAAGTCTTAATAACTCTTCATAGGAGAGAAAATCATTTATTAATTGTTGAATGGTTTAAATCTATAGATGAAATAGCATTTATATATTCAGATATTGAGTTTATATTGCCAATACATCCAAATCCAGAAGTATTGAAACATAAAGATATTCTAAAGTATGTAAAGGTTATTAATCCATTAAATCACGATTCTACTATTGAATTATTAAAAGATTGCAAATTTGTTATAACTGATAGTGGAGGAATTCAAGAAGAATCTTGTTTTTTAAATAAAAAGATTATTATTTGCAGAAAAACTACAGAGCGTAATGAATGCTTAGGTAAACATGGAATTCTTTGTGAACACCCATCTAAATTAAAAGATATAGTAAACGACATAAATATGAACTATAAAATAAATGAAGAATGTCCTTTTGGTAATGGTAATTCTTCAAAAAAAATTACTGATATTTTAAAAAATATATGATTAAATTAACTCAAGATTTTAATTCGGACTTTGAAGTTCTAACAAATAGAATTTTTATTCAAAAAACTCCAACATATTTTTCTAGATATGCTGATGGTGAATTGGCTTTAATGATGGGTAGAAAAATAATAGGTTGTGATAATTGGTATTCAACAGAAGGTAAATCTACTTTAGGAAAAGATTTGATAAATTCATTAAAAAATAATCACCCAAATAAAATATATGCAATATCTTGTAATTGTTGCGATCCAATAGCAAAAAAAATTCTTTTAGATAATTTAAAAATCGCAGGCATTAATATGTCAAATATTACATTTTCAAATTTATGGATAAATGGTAATTATAAAAAATTTAAAAACATATTAGAAACTCAAATTTCAGAAAAAGTAGTGTTGATAGCTAATGAAGAAGGAAAAAATAAGAAATATCCTTTTGATATACATGATTTTTTAGGATTGCCTGATGATTGTGTTAATTTCTGGAACACTCAAAAAGAAAAGTTTATTTCCGATATTCTAGAAAGATTTTCATCTTATAATGATACTTTATTTTTAATATCTGCTGGACCACTGAGTGAAGTTATTATTGAATTATTATTTAATTTAAATAAAACAAATAGATATATAGATATTGGTTCATCTTTAGATGAATTTACAAAAAATAGAAAAACCAGATCATTTATGATTGAAGGTAAACAATACTATAATCAAATGTGTATTTTTTAAAAAATATGGAAAAATTAAGATACAATTATGGAAACTATGAAATACCTATAGATGTGCATGGAGGAATTTGTGTGGATGTTGGTTGTAACAATGGTTCCTTTTTATTAAATAATAAAAAAATATTTAAAGCTATCCACGCTTATGAACCAAATTTAGACTTATATGCATTATTAGTAAATGAATATAAACATGATGAGCATATTTCTATTTTCAATAAAGCAATAGGAAAGAATGATGGAGATATACTATCATTAGTTAAGTATACATTTAATAATGATGATGGATCATATGGGATATATGATGAAAGTAGAAGTAATTATTGGAATGAAGACAATAAAGTATGTCATGTTGAATCTATTAGTTTAGAAACTATATTAAAAAATATTGGAGGTAAAATTAATTATTTAAAAATGGATTGCGAGTGCAGTGAATATAATGGATTGATGAATAAAAATTTAGAATTTATAGATTATATTGGAATAGAACTTCATGGCCAATTAGGGTTGGAAAAATATAATAACTTATACAATTTTATATTGAATACACATACAACAAATGACGTTGTTAATTGGAACGATAATCACAATCAGGAAATTTTATTTAAAAATAAAAAATTATAGTAATTTAAAACAATTTTTGTAATTCAAAAAAAGTTTATCACATCAGATAATAATTATTATTGAACTTGTATAAAAAATAGTGCAGAACCTTTTAAAAAATCTGTAGAAAATTCAGAATATATAATTAAATTAAAGAATGATACAAGTTTGCTACACAAATAGTAATACGAAAGATATATGGGATATGTTTTATGAACAAAATAAAAAAAATTGTTCATATCCATTATATCTTTTATCTGATGAACCACATAATGAAAAAAAATATAAAAACATTTATATTTACAAAAACACACAACCATATTGGCAAACTTGGGTTCAAACTCTTGAAGATATAAAATGTGAATTTTTTATATATCTTCAAGAAGATTTTGTTTTATATGATAAAGTAAATGATATTAAGATAAATGAATATAAACAATTTTTACAAAAAAATTTAGAATATTCATTTGTGCGATTAATAAAATCTGGTTCTTTAAATAATAATCAAATTTCAGAAACTTTATTTGAGATTGAATCTTCTAATGTAAGTATATTTTCAATGCAACCTACAATATGGAGAACATCAGATTTTATAAAATTATATAAAGAAGTTAAAGCTCTTAAATGGTTTGAAAATGAAATTTATATACAAAAATGTATAGAACTCAATATTAAAGGTTTATATCATTATAATAATGAATCTAAAAGAGGAGAAAACCATTTTGATTCTAGTGTTTATCCATATATAGCAACAGCTTTAGTAAAAGGAAAATGGAATACTTCAGAATACAATAATGAATTAAATGATTTATTAAAAACATTTAATATTAATAAAGATATTAGAGGAACAATATAAAAATATTAAATTTCGATAATATTTGACTAATGTAATGCATTATATTAATATATAAAGATATGTCAGAATTAAAATATCAAGAATGTCTAACTATTTTAGATTCATTTAAATGTGATTTTAAAAAATTTCCGTGTTTTGTAGAGACTGGATCTTATATTGGTTCGACGATTACAAATGTTTTGGAACATTTTAATTTTATACATTCTATAGAATTAAGTGAAAAATATTACAATTACTGTACTGAATTATTTAAAAACCATAAAAATGTTAAATTACATTTTGGTGATAGTGGTTTAATTTTAAAAGATGTTTTAAAAGATATAAATGAAAATTGTATATTTTTTTTAGATGGTCATTTCTCCAGTGGTGACACCGCGCAAGGTCAAAAAGATTGTCCTCTTTTAGAAGAATTAAAATATATAATGGATTTATATAAAAATGAAGCCATTATAATTATAGATGATTATAGATTATTTGGTTCACATATTAATGAAGATTGGGAAGATATTACAAAAGACAATATCAAATCTATTATAAATTCTAGATTAATAAATTGGGGGGAATGCAATGATAGATTAGTTATACATTTAAAAAACGTATGAAAAAAGCATTAGTACTTGGAGCAGGAGGTTTCATTGGAAATCATTTAGTTAATAGATTAAAATCGGAAGGATATTGGGTTCGTGCTGCTGATTTAAAATATCCAGAATTTTCTACAACACAAGCAGATGAATTTGTAATTTGTGATTTAAGAAATAGGAATGAATTTTCATTGTTAATGATGGCACCTGGTCAACATTCATTAGATGAAAGAGAAAATTCATTTGATGAAATGTATCAATTAGCAGCAGACATGGGAGGTGCTGGATATATTTTTAGTGGAGAAAACGATGCAAATGTAATGCATAATTCTGCTCAAATTAATATTCTAGCTTGCGAACTTGCTACAAATTTTAGCGTTAAAAAGGTATTTTATTCTAGTAGTGCATGTATGTATCCTGCATATAATCAACAAGACCCAAATAATCCTAAATGTTCTGAAGAATCAGCGTATCCAGCAGCACCAGATAGTGAATACGGTTGGGAGAAATTATTTAGTGAAAGATTATACATGGCATTTAATAGAAATCATAATCTAGATGTTAGGATTGCTAGATTTCATAACATTTTTGGCCCTATGGGTACTTGGACTGGTGGTAAAGAAAAATCACCAGCAGCTATTTGTAGAAAGGTTATTATGGCAGATAATGGAGGAGAAATTGAAATATGGGGAGATGGAGAACAAACTAGGTCATTCTTGTATATTGATGAATGTATTGAAGGAATAAGAAAGTTGATGGCTTCTGATTTTAAAGAACCTGTTAACTTGGGTTCTGAAGAAATGGTTACTATCAACCAATTAGTTGACATTGCTTGTTCTATTGAAGGTAAAACATTAGTTAAAAAACATATTTCAGGACCATTAGGAGTTAGAGGAAGAAATTCTGACAATAAGTTAATTAAAGAAAAGATTGGTTGGTGTCCAAATTATCCATTAAAAGATGGTATATCTAATTTATATAAGTGGATAAAAGAACAAGTAGTTAAAAATTGACAGTAATGTATCCGTATAGTAAACTGTAATAATGTCTTCAGGAATCTTTGATTTCATTAATTCCATTTTATACAAAACCAAATTATCGGATGATGTTAATGTAGCATCATCCGATTATAGTCAGTACATGATTAATAGATGGTTATCAATGTACTCTAATGATGTTGCACATATCATAAACCATACTACAAACAAATACTGCAATTCAATGTCTAATGAAGAACATTATAATCTTTTGTTTTCATTGATACCAAAATGCAAAGGTAAAAGACTTGAATACCTTAAAAAAGAAAAACTACAAGAAAAAGATTATGGTGATTATAATATAGATAATATTGCATATAATATGGAATTATCTAAAAAAGAAATTACAACCATGCTTGACACTATAGAAAATTTAGGTAAGTAACTTCATGACGCAAGAATTACCTTCTCATTTAGATAACCTTAAGACAAAGAAGAGCTTAATTGATTTAGATTCCAATAGTGATGGTTTTTACGGATTTGATGACTATATGTTATCATTTGTTTTAGATGATGTACTAGTTGTTGAATATGTTGATGAAGTTGCTGATGCTAAAGGTTCAGCTATCATGAGGAATGGTTTATATGTTCCCACAAATGTTAATACAAAAGCTTGGAGAAAGGCTAAAGTAGTTCTAGCTGGTCCTAATGTTCAATATTGTAAGAAGGGTGATGTTGTCATTTTCCCAAATAATCTAGGAACAACAATCGCTGGAATTAAGATTGAAGGTCATGGCATAGTAAAGAAAGGTGTATTCTTAAACGAACAAAGAATTTTCGGTATCGCTAAAAAGGATAAATAATATGCATGGGTGTTCAACTTCATAATAATCTACTAATCAGTAGGTCTTCGTTATTAACTATATTATTAACGAATGTTTGTGAAGTTGTCTTTGAAAGAAGACATTCTCCTGTTCCTGGTAGAATTAAAGATACCGTAACTACTAGGAGAATGTTGTGTACAAACTCTTATAAACTGTTGAGGTCTTTTTATGGATTAAGATACTTAGGTTATCGTCCATTTCAAAGACCTCCACATTTTAATCCAGCACAAAAGAATATAATCATTACTTGGGATATATTCATGATAGATTATAGATGCATTCCTATGGAAAATTGTTATCTAGTAAAATCTATAACAGATGATGAATCTTTTTGGAAACTATTCAATAATGAATACTCAGTAATGTCATCTGCACAAAAAAGTATTTTTATGGATAATTAAGATTGAAATATTCAAATCATTTAGTAACTATTTTTAATGGATATAGAACAAGCTTTCATTAATTTTTTGCAAAAGGATTTAATATTTTCTATTGATGGTAAAATTGTAAAAGAGGGAAAGTTGATTCTTTTTTCCAAAAACGATTATTATATACATTTTACTCTTAAAACATCTAGTGATTCTAAAAAGAAATACGAAATACCATATCCATTCAATATAAAAGCTGGAGACGGATATATTGTTTTGAATTACGAAATTGACCATCTAAGTGATGGTAAGAATGAATTGTTTTATAGATTGAAATCTCTGAATAAGAGAACGAATGCAAAAATCTACAACAACCGAATGGTCATCTTTGATAAAAATTTATCTTGCTCCAAAGATTTACATGTTGTAGAGTGATTGGGTGAATTACCTATTGAACTTCCCTGAAGGATATACTCCGACTAAAAATCAAGAGATTGTCCTTAGCAAAATTGAAAAAGCATTTAATTCTGGAAAGAAATTTGTTATCTGTTGTGCTCCAACAGGTTCTGGTAAATCTTTTATTTCTAAGGCTATTTCAAATAGTTCACTAGAACCTACTTCTGATTATGTGGACTATATTAAGAGTAATGATGCATTCACAGTTGATCGATTTGGTACTTATACGAATACTACTCTAGGCGAAGAAGAAGAAAGATTTGGTTCGTTTATTCTTACTATTACAAAAAGTCTACAAGACCAATATATTAATCTATTTTCTGATATTAAAATGTTGAAAGGTAAGATTAATTATCCTTGTGCAATTGATCCTTCTACACAAGTAGAATTTGCTTCTTGTGTTTTTGATAGTGAATTAAAAAGGAATTGCTTCAATTGTAATATATGTCATTATTACAATGCAAAGAATGATGCATTAACATCAAAGATTTCTGTACTTAATTACAGTATGTTTTTGTCTATTCCAGACCATGTATCATCTAGAAGATATATCATTTGTGATGAAGCTTCTAAATTGGAAGATGAATTGGTCTCAAGATATACAAAGGTTATTAATTATAAAATCTTGAAAAGGTTTGGTTATGATATTGATGAGATTCCTATTTATTCCACCAAAAATTTCTTATCATTTTTAAGTACATTAAGAATAAAAGTTAATGAAGAAATTACTTCAATGAAGAGTTCTTCTCATAAAAGAGGTTCATCTAAACTTGTAAGTGATATCAAAAAGTATTCTGGACTTACAAATTTTAGTAATACATTGTCTGAAATTATTACTTTATATGGAGATTGTGAATTTCTTATCCAAAGAATGGATGATGGTATTCATATGAGTCCAATCAATGTAGATAGTTTGGCTAAAATTATCTTTGATAGAGGTGATAAGATTCTATTGATGTCTGCTACAATTATTGACCATGCTAATTTTGCAAAACGACTGGGAATCAAAGATTATGAATATGTTGAAATGGAATCTACATTTGATCCTAAAAAAGCTCCAATCTATTCAGTAAAGAACTTTAATATCAATTATTCTAATCTTAAGCAAAGATTACCTAAATTGAAGAATTATATTTTAGATATTGCTAAAGATCATAAAAACGAAAAAGGTATTATCCATACTCATACCATGGAAATTACAAATTATCTAAGAGATAATATTAATGATTCTAGATTTATTTTCCGTGGAGAAAATATGACAAATGAAGATATCATGAGGATTCATACAAATCCAAATACTAAAAATTCAATTATTGTCAGTCCTTCTATGACATTTGGAGTAGACCTTAAAGAAGACTTGGCTAGATTTCAAATTCTAGTAAAGGCAGCATTTTTACCATTAAATGATGAAAGAGTTAAAATCATCATGGAATCTGATAAGAATTGGTACATGAATAAAATGCTAGATGAACTAATTCAAGCTTGTGGTAGAGGAGTCAGAACTAAAGAGGATAAGTGTATTACATATATCTTGGATTCAAATATTACAGATAATGTATTGAGATTTAAACATAAATTGCCTAAACATTTTCTAGATAGGTTTGTTTAAAATGTTCCTTTATCTACAATACCATCATATATAATTTCTTCTCCAGATAAAGGTAATATATTAATTTGGCCATCCATTATTTGATTAGCTTTACCTTTACCATAATATAATACTTCTTCAACTTCATCGAAGGCTAATTCAGCATTAGCTAATTCTTGAGGAGGTCCACCTTTTCCAGATTTATTGCGTTTTATTCTTATAACACATTTTGCCATATAAATATTTATTATGGAAGAAAAGGAAATAGATTTATTAATTAATCTGAATAGGTTGAGAATGACCGATTCAATAATTGTAAATTCTGGAAATTATACATATAAAGCTTCTTTACAAAAATTGTATGAATCTTTTGTCTCATACATGAATAAAACAAATGGAGAACCTATTCCTTATTATTCTAAACCTAGATTAGACATTACAACAAGAGACTCATATATTTTAATTTTTGAATGTAAGTCAAAAACGCCAGCAAAATATAAATGGTATAAAAATGGTCAATTAATATCCGAAGACTTCTTTAATAGTTCTTATATACTTGATAAGAGTCTAGGAGATTATTTGGGTAACTATTTTGTAATAGTTGAAAATGAAAATGGATATATCGTTAGTGACTTATTACAAGTAACCGAATAATTTATGGATATTAATAGTTATACAGAGATTGATGATTTAGATTCTGAAGCATATCTATTCGTTAATAAAGATTTGGTTTATTATAAAGCATCAAATGCTAATATGCTTTATGAATTGAAAAAGCATATTCTTGCTAAAATAAATGATTATCCAATAATTACTACACAACCACAAATAGATTTAGATTCATTGGTAGAAGGTGGTCAAGTATTACTAACCGTAGAATGTAATTTAACCAGTGGTGTTTCATATCAATGGAAAAAGGATGGTATAACTATAGGGACATCAAAATCTTTAACAATAAATAATTATTCTAAAGAAAAAGATTCGGGAAATTATTCTGTATTGATTACAAATGGAGTTGGTTACGCATATTCTGATGTTGTACAATTGATTTAATGATACTCTTGTAATAAATATTTGCAATGAGTAATGCTTTCGATGATGGTAAAGGGTCTACTTTTGGAAGAGAATTGATGTC